CCGCGCCTTGGTACCCCGCGGCTGCTTCGCAAAAAACTCCTGCAACGTCATACACCCCTCCTTTAAGTTAAGGTGAAACAATGTTACACGAAATTAAATGAAAGTTGTACTTTTTTGATAGGTGGGTTACTATTCTTTTGCACTCAACCACGACAGGAGGTCTACATGGGTGAATGGCAGCAGTTGATGGAGGAGCGTCAGCAGATGACCGAGGAGGCGCTGGTACGGGCTGAGCAGGGCATCGCGACGCAAGAGGACTGGAACATCATTTGGTCCGAATGTGGCTTGGCTAAGCGCCGGCCTTTACTACCAATGCGAAAGGAAATTGAACATGGGTCTTATAGCGTCTGATAGCGGCAAAAGTTTTACCCCGATCCCGCCGGGAATGCATTTGGCGCGGTGCTACCGCATCATTGATCTTGGTACTCAGAAGACTGAGTGGCAGGGCCAGATCAAGAGCCTCCCCAAGATCCTCGTGCAGTTCGAGGTGCATGGTGAGGACGACAACGGCAACCCCTTGAAAACATCTGAGGGCGAGCCGATGAGTATCAGCAAGAGATACACCCTATCGATTGGTGATAAGTCGACTCTTCGAGCTGACCTAGCATCTTGGCGTGGGCGTGATTTCACCCCGCAAGAAAAGCAAGGATTCTCGTTAAAAAACATTCTTGGTCACTGGGCAATGATCACTGTCTCTAAGAATGTGGGGAAGGATGGTAAGGAGTTCACCAACATCGCCAACATCAATCCGGTGCCCAAGATCATCAAAGAACAAGGCCTGCCGGAAGGTATTAACCCGCTGGTGAAATTCGACATTGATGACCCGGACATGGAGGTTTTTAATTCCTTGTCTGAGAAGCTGCAAGAGACCATCAAGTCTTCACCAGAATGGCAGATGTACCACGGTACCAAGACAGAGACCAAAGCGACCGACTATGCGAAAGCTAGCGGTAAGGGAGCGCTAAGTGATCTTGATGAAGAAATCCCCTTCTAGTGGGTATCAGCTCGGTCTTGATCTGCAAGCTCAGGGCATCAAGCGGGTCTCCAGTCAGCATCAGGACTGGTTGGCCCGTGCCCGGGCTGTAGCAGTAAAGATCGCACGCGAAAACGGGGAGGTATCCAGCGACGATATCCACGAGGCCCTGCCTCTGCCTCCGGAGGCCAATCCGGCGTTGATGGGTGCCGTGTTCAAAAACATTGGCCTGCGCGTAGTGGGGTATCAGAACACGAGACGCCCCCAGGCTCATGGCCGATTGATCAGGGTGTACGGTCCATGAAGAAGACTTTCACCATAAAAGACTTTGCTAAAGACTTGCGGATATCCGAGAAGGTTGCGCGACGGCGTCTTAGCGACATGGAGATTAACCGTAAGGTGATGCGCGTGAGCGATGGATATCCAATCGTCTACACCACGTCTTTTCATACCGCGAAGTGGCACGACCCATTCAACAAATGTATGCGAGGGGATCATGAAAAAATTATTGATTGTGTTATTGCTAGTTACGTCAAGCGCAAAAGCTCAGTTTCTGACGGGCAATGATTTATATTCGCGGCTTACGTCTAAAGACAGTCTGGAAAAAATCTTTGCGGCAGGGTATGTATCTGGTGTCTTTGACACTGGCCACGGCACTTTTCATTGCGCCACAGGGACCAACGTTACCATCGGTCAGGTCTCTGACATTGCAAAGAACTACTTGGAACAAAACCCGGAGGTTCGGAACATTTCCGCTGATTTACTTGTGACCGCATCATTCGCTAGAGTGTGGCCATGCTCTTTGAAAAAGAAGGGCACCTAATCATGGAGGCACTCATGGAACACAAAGAACCGTTCTGGATGGGCACGCTGTTCGGATCACTCATGATGCTGTTGACCGTTCTTGCGTATGACCGACTGATGTCTAGTTCGCATCCCAGTGCTGTAGATATGCCAAAAAATGTTGTCGAGGCGTATCGCATGGGACTGAAAGATTCACTCAAGACCAATCCGCCCAGCCTGGATCTTGAGGCTACATGCATGGAACTATGGGCCAATAAACAGTGAGGGAAAAATGACAAGTCCAGTTATTCGTATGGGTAAAAGTATGGTCGAGTGTTTTGTGGCCAAGATGAATTACAACGGCAATAAGGTTGACGTGTTGCTTGTACCGCAATTTGGTAACAAGCCCGGTTGGGTGGGGCCAGGATACTGGCAGCCAAATCTAGATGACTTACGGCTTCGCTCAGAACCACCTGCGTTCAATTACAACACCAAGGTGTACACACGGGAAGAGCTGGTGGCCGCAGGCGCCAAACCGAAACTTGAGCATCTCTGGATGCGCTAAAGGGAAGAAGATGAGAAAACCAATTTCAAAGATTGCAAAGATTACGAACTACCTTGCTAAGCATGGCACTACTGAAAAGGCGGGAGACGTCGCTAAAAAATTGAAGGTGAGCGTGGCGCTTGTGTATAAAGCACGAGCGCAATACGCCATACCCGCGGAAAAGTGGCCTGAACCCGCTCAGGCAGCCAACACCCGGCAGGAAGGTGGAAGCCACTATAAGACCCTGGCCATCCAGCCCTGGGATTACATCGTCCAGAATAATCTGGGGTTCCTGGAGGGCAACGTCATCAAGTATGTGACCCGCTGGAAAGATAAGGAGGGCGTGCAAGACCTTCAGAAGGCCCGTCACTTTTTGGACAAGCTCATCGAGGTAAACAATGGCTGAGATCACCATCCGCGCTACTGAGGCGGGGCACTGGTACACCCGAGAGGGTGAGCCCATGTACACCATCGAGGCCGCCAAGGGCGGTTATAGGCCCACCACGCTCCGCGATGCCCGCAAGCACAACCTAGTACCTAGCGTGACCACCATCATCAACGCGGCCGCGAAACCGGCCTTGTTGCAGTGGATGCAGAAGCAGGTGCTCCTGGCTGCGCTTACCCTGCCGAAGATCGCATCCGAGACCGAGGAGCAGTATTTCGAGCGGATCATCAACGACAGCAAAGAGCAGTCCCGTATGGCCGCGGATGCCGGCACCGACATCCATGCTGCCATTCAGAACTACTACGAGGGCGGCGCGGTTAAGTGGCCAGACCATACCAAGAGCATCGAGGCCTTCCGCTCCGCGGTGGACCAAGCTTTCGGACCCCAGGTCTGGAAGTGCGAGCAGTCATTCGCCCACGAGATGGGATTCGGTGGAAAGGTCGACATGCACTGTGACAGCGTCGTGGTGGATATCAAGACCAAGGAGTTTGCTGACCCAGACAAGGTCGACGTCTACGACGAGCACCTGATGCAGTTGGCTGCGTACCGGGTTGGCCTGGGAATGCAGAACGCTCGATGCGCCAACGTCTTTGTGTCTCGATCGGTACAGGGGCTCGTGGTCGTTAAGGAGTGGAGCTCGGAGGATCTGCGTAGGGGCTGGCAGATGTTTTACCATCTGTTAAATTTCTGGCAAGCAAAGAACAATCACCAATGAAACAGATCACTGCATACGAAACGAGGGACGGGAAGGTCTTCACTGACCAGGAGGAGGCCGCTTATCACGAGTCTTTTCTCGACCAGCATCTAATTATTGAGAAGTGCCTAGACGAGTTTAAGTACCAAGGCGCAGCTCAGCGTGCGGTCGCTCGGCAGGCAATCGCGCATTGGGAAAATTGGAGAACAAAAAATGTTAAGTGATGACGATATCAAGCAGCTCTTTATGTACTGCGAGAATAATGATGAGAAAGGCCTTTACGCCGAGGTGGACGTGCTGGAGTTTGCCCGGAAGATCGAAGCCTTCGTTTTAGCGACCATGGAAAAAAACCCCCCCAACGAAGGGGGGCAAACCCGTTGGTGACATCAACGGTGGAGAAGTTAAGGCGCCATTAAATCCATGGGTGGGGGAGGCGGTTCAGCTCCCCTTTTTAATCCTTGCCGAAGCATTGGAGCACCAATAGCAAGCGGCAAACCAATCGGAGCAGTTGCGGGGAATAGCGACAAGCCCGCCCCCAAAGCTCCAAGACCAGAAAGCCCTACGTCAACATAGTCTGGCTTTTCTTTCTGAAACTCTCTATAGCCCCCCAGAGCCTCTCCAAGACCTGACGCCAGGGCCAAGGGTGGCAAAGCATACCGAGCGGCACCACGACCCGTTGCGGTGGCTGCCTGACCTAGTGGGGTCTGAGCCATGCGTTGAAACATACTGGTAACCTCCTGCAAACCAGTTCGCACAGGCGGGGCATTCTGAGCTGCGATACGCCCAATATCCAGCGGGGCACCAATTCCGTACTTCTGCGCCAAAGGTTTACTGACCTTTCCGCTTGGCATAGCCCGCCGGTAATCAGAAGCAGCCTCCACCACCGACTCAGTACCCGGTCTGACAACGCCTGTGACGGCCTGGGCCCATCTTTGACCTGGAGTGGTAGCTTGCACCTGACCGGGGCCTGGGAGGGCGCCTGCGGGGGCCGGTGGGGCTGTACGCATGGTTCCCATAGCGGTAGGCGGTGCAGGCGGCTGTGCGGGCGCCTGGGGGAACCCACGGACCACGTCTTTTGCCAACCGGCCAGTAGTCAGTGCACCACCAGCGATGCCACCAAGAACCTGCCCCGTGCGGCGCTCGGCCTCCACGTCTGCGTCGCTGATTAATTCACGTAATACAGGCTGCGAGCGCAGCGCGGCATCTGCTTCATTAAGCAATCGACGGTTATCAGGTTCCATTTCTTCAGGACCACCAAAAGCTTCATCTGCGGACGGAGCCGCAAAAACCGAGGGCACATTTTTGCCAAAGCTCTGAATTAAGCTTTCAGCATTGAAGATAGCCTCGTCCGGAAGGTCCGCAATATTCATTGACTCGGCGAAATCCGAACCAGACCCGCCCGCAAAGAATGCCGCCGCAATCTTTACGGGGTCGCCTTTTAACGTTTGACCAAGGTCTTTAATTGTGTTGATGTAAACGCCGATATTCTCGTTGACCTCTTCCGGAGAGTCGCCCATTAAAGATGGCTGAAACTGGCTCTCTTGAAAAATTAGCTTGAGTACAAAGTCTGGGTTGAGCCCCGACTTCCGCGCTTCCTGAACAATTTTCTCAGCGAGAAAAATCTGTTCATCAGTCATGTCGCGTGGGTTCATTGTCCACCCCCCTGTTTTGCTGCTGCTGCACGTCGCTGATCCGCTGCTCTCTCTATTTCTTTAGCAAAGCTGCCACCCGCGGCTGGAGCGCTAGGTGCAGCAGGCGCCCTTGGAGTTGCAGGAGCGGACGGAGCAGAAGGTGCAGAAGATGTCTGCCCAGGTTTTTTGAGGTTGAATGTTCGGTAGAGATCGTCGTTATATTCTTCTCTAATGCGTTTGAATTCATCAGAGCGAGTAAATTTCAAATAATTGCCACGAGGATTTTGCTCCATGTAATCCTGGAAGGCCTCAATCCGTTTGCGATCAAAGTCAGAGCGCTTCTGAAGCAGCGTCATCTTCTCTTTGAGAACATTTGCGTTTGTTGAAAGCGTTCCTGGTATGCGACGAACAACAGCTCGCTCGCCTTCAGTCACAGCACCTTGACCTTTGATATAGAGCTGGGTGTATAGCAGCTCAAGCTCCGCAAGGTTTCCGGCTAATGAAGCGACCGCATTAAGTTTCTCTTGATCAGCGCCTTTGAGCAGACCTCTAATCGCGTCCTCGACCGCAGGAATACCAATTGACGTCTGGCCAATCTTGACGCCATCGGTAACAAGCTTTCCGATCGCAGCGCCAATTCCTGGTTTGGCAAGAATTCCAAGCAGATCCGGCGCAGTATTAATCTGCTCCATCGCCTGCGTGGTAATAAATCCAATCTTGTCTGCTGTTGCAAGATCGCTTTCAAGCTGCTCTTCTTGTTTAACGCCCACTTCTGCGCGTTTGGTAGCGGTCGTTTTGGCTTCTTCTCTTTCCACTTCCGCTTCGCTCGTGCTTCTAAACGGCGATCCTACAGGGGCTGCTGGAGCACCTGCTGCTGGTGCGCCTGCTGTCGGTGCGCGACCAGGAAGAGCTCCGCCGGTTGTCGGTGTGGGGCCTCCGGGAGCGCCCTCTGGCTTCTTCACGCCATACGCTGAAGCAATACTCCAGTAAGTATCAAAATCACGATTGGCCCAGGCGTTATTGAGCCTGAATGCGTCTTGCGCTGGCATCTTTATCGATTGTCTTGTATAGGCTATTTCAACCTCTTCCTGGCCCTTCGGGAATTGATACCACGTATTAAATTGGCGATCGAAAACCCCAGCGTCTTTGACATCGAAACGTTCGCGCTCCATTTGGGTGGCCTTCTGCATGATCGCCGCAGGATCTGCATTCGGGTCAAGGCGAGCCATCTCAATTAAATTGCGACTACTTATAAAATCTGGGTTTGGCGGTGCTATCTGAATTCCAGGCACTCCCTCCAATCCCGCCGGTTTAGCTTGAGCAGGTCTCTGACCAGACACAGGCAGAGCGCCACCAGAGGGCTGTGCAGTAGGTTTACGAACGACAGACGGAGGAAGCGCGGTTCCGCCTTCAGGGCCAGCAGGTAATGCACCCGCAGGTCCGGTGGCAAGAGTGGTTCGCGTCGGGTCTCCCTGGCCAAGCATTCGAGCAAAAGCGGCATCGCGCTGACGCATTCTTTCTAAGCCAAGGCCAGCACCAGCAAGCTCAAGCTCCTGGCCAGCGATGGTCTTAGCAAGCTCCTGTTCTTTCTCTTGAGCGGCGCCAAGATTTCCGGCTACCCGACCAAAAGCCTCAAAAGCGCTACCAGTTCTAGTGGGAGCCAAAAACCCTTGCGCGGCCGCCAACCACATGGGATCAAAAGTGCGACCTTTACGGACATCCAATGTCTCGGCAAGTTTTTTTTGCGCCTCTATATAACGACGATTGGCCTCAGCCGCTTCCGGCGACACCTCCGGCAAGAACCCCGATAAAGCGCCTTTAGATTGTTGCGTAGCCATGATTTAACCGTTCAATTTGGATCGTAAAAAGTGTCGTCAACCGGATTAAATCCTTCGTTACGAAGAATTTCTTCAAAGGCTTCTTCGGTCATTCCTCCAGGTATCTCACCGCCAAACGTGCCTTTAACCCAATCAAAAATGCTACCGAGTCCGGTGCCTAATGCTGTTCCACCTGCACCAGTCGTGCCACCTTTTGCTGCGCCGAGCAACGAAATGATCCCGAGAACATTTTCGAGGTCCGACTTTTGATAATAATCCTGCCCTTTCGGCCCCACAAAGGTCTCTGTCTGAGTCGTAGGTACCGTATACCCTCGCATGAGCCCAGCGGCACTAGTAGCTGTTTTAAGAGGGGCATCAAGAATGCTCTGCTGATATGCCTGCCGTTCGGCTCCAGCCTTTGTTAATGCGCCAGCGCCTGTCAACCCCAAAGATTGCTCCGCGCCAGCAATATCAGCCTGCGTGCGAGCCGCTTGGTTAAGTAAACTACCCTCATCAAGCGCAGCCTTAAGAGCTTCGCTATATCCCTTTGAAAGGGCGCCGTACTGCTGCCCAGTCAGGTTCGATTGAATGTCCGCCATGGACTGCCCAAGGGCCCCAGCGTACCGCCTACTACCTAAATTCCCGCCACCGACAAACCCGGCCTTCAGCATCGGCAGCACGTTACGCTGCACATTCTGCTGCGACAAACGCGCCATTTCATCGACGACGTTCTGCGTGTAGGGGTTCATTAGGGCGTTAAGGCGCTCAGGAGTGATGCCTCCAGCAGCCGTCGCGGCAGTCTGTCCAGCAGCGGTCAGACCAGGTCTATATGCGCCTGCCGCGCCTTCAACTTGACCGTAACCAAGCGTTTGGAGCGGATCATATCCAGCAACCATCTCTGATGGCGCCCGACCGATCGCAGTCTGACCAGCTTGAGATAGATCACTCAGATAGTCCGTGTAATAACTTGGCGCAGTCGTCGCAGTCGTTTGCGTCTGCGTAATATCTGGTAACGGCGACCCTTGCATGATGGACATGGTTATCTCCTAGCCTTTTGATCTTTGGAGCCCTTCTTAGGGCTGTTTTTCAAGTAATCCAATGGCGACTTAGCCGGTGGGGGCAAGTCTTTGGGATGCGCTGATCTTGCCTGTGCGCGGATCGAATGCATCATGTCGTAAAGCTTGTCGCTGCCCGCTTTTGTAGAGCCGTTCCCAAGGGCAGCCACCACGTCAGCGGGGAATACAAATTCACCGTCTGCCAACATGGCAGGAATGTCGTCCGATTGACCGTCTCCAGGACCGGTAACCGCATCGCCTTCGCGGAAATCAATACGGGGCTTGCCAGAGTGATGAATCACATTCAGCCCGCCCCCGGCATACCGGCCATACCTTGTGGTGCCGCCCTGATTGAAAAGGGGGGTAGATAAACCACCCGCTTTAAAATACGAAGTGCGGCTCGAATTAAACCCACCAAGAGGGTTAAGGGCTGACGCAATATCTGAATCGATGCTACGCGCAATATTCAGCGTGTCATCAATTTCCGATGGCTTACCGTAATTAAAATAACTGGGAGCAGGTTGAACGTTCATATCAGTCTTCGGAGTTTCGGTTTTCTGCCCCTCTAGCGCCATGAAAGGATCTTGGCCAGTATATGACTGACCCTCGACTTTTTCCAGAAATTCCTGTAAGGGGCCTTTGAATTCCTCGGTTGGTCCACCAGTCGTAATTGGTCTAAAAGGTCCAAATTGATCTTCTGATGCAGAAGGCGCTCGGGAGCCAAGAAATGCGCTTAAACCACCCATCAGAGCGGCCTGACGCGTCGGTTGCTGTCGTGGCACCGTCGGTCTTGGTTGACCGCCACCCTCTCCGGTTCCATCCCCTTCGCCAGTCCCGGTTCCGGTACCCGTACCACCCTGGCCGATACCCGTACCTTCGGTGCCAGTACCCGTCCCCGTGCCTTCCTCGCCTCGGGCTGGGCCTTCGCCTGTACCGCCTGGGACTCCAGTACCTGTACCACCGCCGGGAACCACTCCGGCCTCGCCACCGCCGGGTTCGGTGCCTGTGCCAAATCCACCCGCGCCGGGTGTTCCAGGTGTTCCGGTACCCGCAGCACCACCCGCCAGTGTGGTTGATGAGCCTTCCGTGCCGGTCGGCGCAGAAGGAGCTGAGGGTGTCGTCGTAGGTAACTCAGGTGCAGGCGCGGGAGTCAGTGGTACGTTTGCCCCCGTTTCTGTCGTCGAACCTGAAGTCGTTGGTACCCCGGTGGCTCCGGCTGTCCCGGTGGCCCCAGTGGTAGTCCCGGTGCCTGACGAGGTGGGTACTTTGTCGTACAAATACACATCGGCGGGATCACCACTTACACCTTTAAATAGTTCTTGATTTTCGCCGCTAACTGCGCCGGGCGGTGTCGTAGTCTGAGTCCCCGGTGCTGGCTGTGCATCCCCAGGCACGCCTTCTCGGCCACCTGTTGCTCCTTCGGCACCTGTTGCAGCGCCGCCCGCAGTTTCGCCAAGCTTCTTGGAAACTTCTTTGACCACCTCCGGAGAAGCTTGCGAAACCTCCACCTCCTTCATGATAGGAGTTTTTGTAACCGGATCTTGATAAAGCTCTACAAATACCGGCACAGGTTCTGATTTGGTCGGCACCAGCACCTGACGGTCGGGCAGCAAAATAAGCGAATAAGTTTTTCCACCTACATCAATAATGTCGTTCGTACCGGTCTGTGCGGCGCGGGCCACCAACGACCAAGTGGTCTCTTGCGGCGCACCACCAGCACCCGCCCCACCCATCGGACTAAAGATCGCTCGGTTCTGACTCGTCGGGCTTCCCGCGCCGGATGTAAGAAGGTTGAATAGTGTGGTAGGCGACGGTGGCGCGTTACCCATCGGGGTACCCTGCATGTCGGTTGCAGTAAGGCTGTAATCAACGGTGGGTGCGCCGGGGGTAGAGGGTCTTACATTATATGAACCCGTTTCCGAGGAATATGTGACGTCCAGGCCAGAGATATCTTTAATCTCTTTGGCGCTCAACTGTCGAATAGCCTCACCATCTTGGAATAAATACCCATAACCATTGATGCTCGTTCTACCATCTGGGCTTATATAGATTGATCGGCTTTGCCCCGTAGTAATTTCTATCCTTAGCGGACCCTCAGTCGGCGCTTGTGCGACTTGGGTAGCATCGGATGGCACCGTAATGTCTGGACGTGCTGCAACCTCTTGAATCCGGTTGAACAGGTCTTGATCAACAGAGGACGTGGGTGGTACCTCGGCGGGTATCGTCGGAGTAACAGGCGCGGGCGGCGTGTATTCAAACGGATCGACACGAGGTGCTGAGGGGGCAATCGGGGTCTCCACCGGCGCGGGCGTGGAAGTAACCGGTGTTACCACAGCAGAAGACGCAGGGGGAGCTGTCGAACGATCTTGTTGTGACTCAGCAAACAACGCATCTAGTCGATTTTGCGCTGCTATTTTGTAATATTCTGCTGTCTTAAGCGCACTTTGTTTAGATACATCGGAATCATTTCTATCATACCAATCCGCGGTGTCTAGCCACGCTTGATGAGCATTTTTGAGCTGTTTGTACTCAGGATCTAATTGCGCTGATAGATCTGATATTGCACGATCATAAGACTGATTTGTTCTCCAACCAAATTCTTCCGGAGTAATTTTGGTTTGTTTCCCAAAACCATCTGTCATTATTAGATCAGGAGAAATACTTATATTCCTATCTTGATACAAAGGTTGTGTGATATCTATGCCAGCATTTGTTAAGTTTTGAAGTCTTTGATTGTAATCTTGTTCAAATTTTACTAATGATTCTTTGTTTTTAATTTCTTGATCAAAAGCTCTTTGAGCCATTTCATATGCAACGCTCAAAGGCGCCCCTTCGGCGAGCGACGTCATATATGCCTGTACCGCAGCATCAGACTTCGATAGCTCTGAACCTATTGTCTCCTGCGGATCGGCGGACTTGAGCGTCTCCGTAACCGCACTCCCAGCCCTGTTAAACAGATTTGCACTCTCAGTGCTTAATGTATTTACGAAATTATTGTATTCGCCAGAAAGCGCCGATAATTGGTTGTTAAGCTTATCAAATTCGGCTTTTGCTTCGTTGTATTGAGTGAAGAAGCCTTTATCCTCTAACTTTTTATAAGTAGAGTTAAGACCCTCAACAGCTGCATTGATGTCGGGTATGTACTTATCTCGTTCAGCCGCCATCTTTGCCGCAATATCATCAAAATATTCAGGAGTTCTTCCAAATTGTCCTTCATAATTCATCCAGAAAGGATCAGAACGCATCCTATCGGCTCTTTCTTGGTTCTCCTTAGCCCGCCTGTCGTACTTATCGTAGTATTCGTTTCTTAACCAGTTGTTACGATCCTGATAATATTTAAAATCATTTACGTCTTGCTGGTTATCTTTAATAATACCATTTACCTTTTCTGCGGCGGTGTTCGTATCTTTCTGGAGACCTTCAAGCTGTTGATGCTTCTTCTGAGCTTCAGATAAGGTAGTTCCTGCTTGTTGAGCCTTTAACGCATCGGCCATGACCTGACCAGTAGTGCGTGCAAGACTACCAATCACAGCATCGTTTACATCTTTATCAAGAAGCTTGGCCATCAAAGCAGAATTGGTAGCCCCCACCACGTAACGGCCAAGTGTCGGGTTGTCTTGAATAAGCTTTCCCAATTCTGGTACTTCATTGATCGCCTTAGCAACGATCTGCGTTGACTGCAAAAGCGAAGATAGCGCAGCAGTCTCAACATCTTGTCCCATGACCGCTGCTTGAGCGGTTGAAGAAAGCACATTTTGAACGGGTTGAGGTAGCGCTCGGAAATCTGCTGATTGTCCGAGAGAGAATGGAATAGTCTGCGCTACACCTGTAAGCAGCGCCTGATCAATCGGCTTGCCTGTGATTGCCGCCTCTACCGCACGCCCTGCCATATTGCCTGCAAGAGCACCAAAGACGGTAGGCGCAACACCGGCACCCAGAGTAGCACCAGTTCCAGCAGCAATACCCGTCCCCAGGCCGGCAGCAGTCGCACTCGTGGCGCCCGCGGTTACACCGGTAGTTGCGCCAGCACCGGCGGATACACCAGAACCCAGGGTCGTGCCTGTCGCGGAGCTCACGGAGCTTGTTACAGCGCTGGATACCATAGAGCCAACTTGAGCACCAACACCTGAGAGCACCGCACTTTTTAATACATCGCTAGCGCTGCCACCTTGAACAGCAGTTAAGGTACCGGCGATCACACCAGTTCCTACTGCGGTTGCGAATACTGACGCTCCGACAATGGCGGTGCCAATCGCCGCAGCCGCCCCAGAAGCGACCGCAGCACCAATAATTATTGGAGCGGCTGGCATTTATAGCTCCACAATGTAAATGTACATAAGCTTTCCATCAATCTCTTGTTTAAGTTCTTTGATGGGTAATTTAGTTTGACGTGCAATACGTGCAAATCTTCGATCATCGGTATACGTATATGCCATCATCACGCCTATGCTTTTAAGATACTCGGCAAGTTTCTGAAAGCCCTCAACTAAAGTGGAAGGAATTAAATCTGCCGCCATGGTATGAACTTCTACCGCGCCTTTACCACGCACCAAAATTAAAAACACAACATTTTTAATGTTGACTAATTTTGCTCCTGGTTCTTGCAAGACCGTTGCAAGTTTTGCGAGCATCTCATCTGCTTTGCGTTGATTGCCCTTAGACTCACGCAAAAAATATTTGCTGACGGTATTAAGAACTCGGCGCTCTTGGCCCTGAAAGTCATCAAAGTTCATGGTCCAATAACCTGTGGGTTAATAGCAGCAAGCAGAGCTGATGCCCAATCAAACCAGTTATCAAATTGATCCGTGCTTGGTATCGCTTCGTTGGTGAAGATATCAATTGCTTTGAGGCCATCTCCCCACTCTTTCCAGTCGGTCTGAGGCGTGGGTATCGCAAGTTGATTAGCTGCGTACTGTTCGCACATAAGCGAAGCCCAAGATTCAAAAGTGTGAAACCTTGGATCGTATACGAGTGGAGGCGAAACGCTAGACATTAGTATCCTCTGACATCACCGTAAGTTGCGCTTAGTAACACGCGTCCAAGCTGATAGTTCCCACCGGCCTCATCAGACTCAAATTTAAGCCTCAATTCGCGGCGCTGTTCTTTCATATCAATCTTGTTGGTGTCCGGTCCAAAGATGTACGGATTGGAAGTGTCGTCTTCAGACTGCGCGTAGGGGCGACCAGTCACATAAAGCTTCATATTGCCCGACATCAAAAAGTCTGGCTCCACCCGCTCAAGTCTTAGCCATCGATTGAGACCTTCCATAGAGGGCTGAGAAGGACCGCCGGTTACCAAACCCAAATCGCTAGTCTCAAAATAGGACTGAATTGCTAGCGTGTTTTGCCCGTCCACTTCATCAGTACCGATCTCGTGCTGGTATATCTTTACAAGATCGCCCTGAGTTCGGAACGTAAGAATCTCGGTGCCTGATGCTGTAGCGTTTGCATCCATGACAATGTTCTGCACCCATATGGTGTCTACATCAATGCTGAACCCAGAACCACCGCCGATATCTGCGTCATCCACCGCAATCGTGTCTCCGACCTGGTACCCGGCTCCCGGGTTAACAATCGTCACCGTGGTGACAACACCCCCAGAAACCACAATATTTGCTGTAGCGGCGCCACCAGACCCGCCGGTAATTGCAACTCCGGTGTAGGTGTTGTCTGCATATCCTGACCCCGCTATAAGGTTTGTTAACGCGTTGATTGCACTTGTCTGAATTTCCTGCACCTGTGTACCCACAGGAATTCCAGGACCGACAATTACCTGCCCGACCTGCACCTGAGAGTTGTAAGTGTTTGAGGGGAGGTACGGGCTGCCGTTGGTCGTCGTGTAAGTCTCGGTGAAAACGATCTCAGAGACCGTTGCCGGCCATGTCGCAGCGATCGGATAGGCAAACACCTGGGAAAAGTACCCAGCGGTCCTGCGGGCTCCTATAGCCTCTCCTGCGTCATACCAAGTATTTTCACGGACGTTGTAAATAATTGCGTCATTGCACTCGGTTGAGTTGCCGCGTGGGTAATACCACCAAATCTCCCCGTACCTGGGGACTTTCTGAGCCCAAACTTTCTGACGCTGAGAGTAGTTCAGGTTGTCAAAGAAATAGTTCTGATTCATTGAGTTTGGAATCTCTTTGACCGTTCCATTGTAGAGAAGGAACCGGTCTACACCGCACCAGTAGTAGATACCGTCGTACTCAATGACGGATTGCGATGACATGATCGAGGTCTGGCTCGAAATAATGTCGTACCGCCAGAAAGTCGGAGCTGCATAATCAGCCGTTCCTGCAATTCCCAAGGACTGCGGAGCGTAGGACACACGGATTAAGCTATCAAGGCTCCAGAATAGGCCTGAAGGGCTGTTAGAGCCACCTCGAACCGGTAGCCCTTGAACGATCTTTCCGGTGGCCACGTTGTTTTCGTTCGCATCAGATGAAACCCAATCTTGGGCGTTACCGGCCGAACAGTTACGAATGAGACCATTGTTTCCATAAACGAAGACGTAAGGGTGCAGAACGACCACGCCGCCAGACACATCAACGTTATTGTCGAAGGTAGCGGTGACTGTTCCTGCGGAAACCGAGTTATTCAGCCCGATTGAAGTGCCGTTCACCGAAATGACCTCGGTTCCTGCGGGTATACCCGAACCTGTGACTGTCTGGCCCACTCCTATTAATGGATTAACCACTGCAACAGTGACCGTGGCGGTGCCGGTGGCCGTAATCGTGTCGGTAAAGACACCAATCTTGCTCATGGTCGTGCCGTTGATATCGCCAATCAACACCGGAGTGTTAATCGTGTCGTCGATTGAACCTAAGTCTTGCCCAGGGTGGGCGACCAAGCTTTGAACACCAGCGCCGGCAACATCAAAAAAACCGTCAAATTGCCACAGATTAAGGTCTGAGGCGGTGAAATTGTTGAGGGTGAAATTCTGAATGCCAGCCCCGATGCCGTTGTCATCAATCGTCAGCACTTGCAGGCCATTGTTATACCCGCTAAAGATCTGCGTGAAGTTGTTCTGACTATTGATCCAGATGCCTCGACTAGGCCCCTTGAGTTCATCAGAGATAACTCGAAATCCGCCCATCTTGCGTGGCCGACCACGCTGAAACCTTACCCACCGGCCATCGTTGTAGAACTGCTTGTCAAGGATTGTTCCATCGCGCTGTATTCCTGGCTTGGTGTCGATGGAAAAGACTTTTTCGGTCATTAGAACGCCCCACCAGAAATACCCGTCGTAAAGGTTCCAGATCCTGTGATGGTCAGTCCTGTCGATGTCAAACCAAACCTTTGAGACCCATTCACGGCCATACCAATCTCAAACGATCCTGGCCGGTAAATACCGGTATTGGCTTCCGAAGCAAAGTTCAACGACGGAGTGCTTGCCGTCCCGTCTACCAGCGAAATGCTGGTAGCCCCAGCAGCAATCGTCGAGGCATTCAAAACATTGACTGAGTCGCACAGAAGGATGACCTGCTCGCCCGCCGGCACCGTTGCAGTCGCACCCCCAGGCACTCCAGTTTCAAAAGTGATCGTATAGTTTGAGCCAGTACCGTCAGTCTGATTGGTGATGTAGTACACCTGCACCGTTGGAGGAATCTCAACCGTCACATTTCCAGAAAGCGTACCTGTGTACTTCTGGATGACGTTGGATGCCTCCGCGGAGGTCAAAGTCACCGTTCCTGTGGTAACCGCTTTGGTTAATTGCGTGAAGTTAAACTGAGTCGACTTGCCAAGACCGATTGTGAAAAACGCGGTTCCTGAGCACGTAATAAAGCAGGAGTCAGCAGGCTGCAAGGCGATCGTTGCCGATCCATTAATCAGATCGCCACCTGTGGGTGCAATTGTCAAGGTTCCCGTACCGCCGTTTCTGACCACCATGAACCAGTCATTACCTAAAGTAGGCGCAGAAGTCAGGGTTAAGGTGCCTGCGCCGCCGGTCCAGACATAAGTCTCAGCACGGTCGTTGGCAACCGCGGTGTAGTTCGATCCAAATGTCGTGACATTGAAGGCAGTATTCAGAGTGGCTGCAATCGCCTTTAAACCGTTCCCAGCAAGGGCGGCGGCATCAATAGCAGACGACCCTACACCGAACGAGATCAAGCCCCATGTACCGGCTGTATTCGCGTTGGTGGTGATGTAGATGTACTTGGCTAGACCCGCCGCTACGGTGGCGATCGTATTGCCGTCATAGTCCGCAACCGTGAAAGTATTAGCCCCGACGTTACGAATAAGCGCGTCCTCACCAACCGAGGTTTGGTTTGCAGGCGGCATTCTCAGGGTCAGGCCCGCCGAAGAGGCGGTGACGTTCATAATCCTGGCAGCGACGTTATCCGTGGCGTTGCCATTAATCGGCCACTCTAGGGTGGTATTGGCGGAAAGCGTTACGGCCCGAAAGCTAACGTCGGTCGGCTGAATAACGTTTCCGGTAAATGGGCTAATAAAGCTCATGATGCATCCCTTACTATGCTCTGACGGTCAGCCACCCGAGTGATGTCTTCGGCCTGCAAGGTGGTAATAACCTGTTGATATTGGGCCTGCCACATAGGAATGCGCTCGTCGTTTTTGAGGAAGGGCATGGCCTGCAAAAGAGATCCGTACAGCAGGGCTTGCGGCGCGTACTGAGTAAACCAGTTGCTCTGGTTTGACGAGTCTAATGGCTGGACCCGCTCGTAATAAAGCACCTCGTAGTCATAAGCCACATCAGGCGTGGGCGCCACGAGCCAGTGCGTGTAATCGTAATCGCAGTAAAACTTCGGAATGTCGGTTTCTGTCGGATTTGGCCAGAACTCCCGCAGGTACTCGTATTTCCGTAGCAAAACGGGCTGACGGCTACCGGCCACCGTCACATTAAGCGAAACGGTTTTACGCCACCGAGCGGGCTTGTCGATCGTTGCTTGGCCAGCGACCATCTGAGAAGTGGCCACCGTCAGGTTACCGAGGAATTTGAGCTCAGTCGCGATGACCTGCTCAGCCAGCATGATGAAGGTAGGAATCTTTTCAAGCGTGGCCTGATCGGTCCGCTCCAGGTAGGTAGAGAGATCGTCTACCAAGCTGTCATAGGTCATTACGGCGGCAACGGTCATCACCACACCTTTTTCTTAATCGATTCGGGCTGGGGTACGAATTGCTTCCCGGCCTTTGTTCCTTCACGCTTGGCTCGGGTGGTTGCCGCGTATTCAGAAGGGGTGAGCTTCTCTCGTGCCGCTTTTGGCAAATAACGTTCGCCAGTCGCTTCAGGGCCCTGCGTGGACGGTTTTCCAGACTTGGTTCCCCAGTCCTCCTTCGACCACTTTGAAAGCGAATTATCCGCCTTTTTGGGGCCTTTGTAACCCCCGCCAGAGGCTTTGTACTTCTGAGTGGCGAGTTGGGCCTTCCTAGCCGACCACTGCCCCGGAGAGCCGCCTTTACCCGACGCCTTCACCTGGGACTTGATGCGCTCCCACTTCTCCGGCTGGGTCTTGACGGCGGAACTCATTTGTCGACCTTGTTATCTAGTTTGTCAAAGATCTTGTCGAGCATCTTCTTAATATCATTTACATCGTTGCGGTAGTCATCACGCGTCACGTACATGAGGGGCAGTTCCGATAACCGGTCCTCAATCTTGATGATAGATCTTGAAATGGAGTTGAGAATCCAGCCGCCAAAGGCGCCAGCAAGACCAAATCCAAGATTAATGAGAACCTGGGTATCCACACTGCGCTCCTTTACGCTACGAGTCCTGGGAGATAAACCGTCTTGCCGTCTTTACGTGTTGCTGTGAGATTCTGCTTCTTCAAGTCTTTGGGATCATACGAGACATGCACCCAGCCGCTATCCGGCACCCCGGGCGTGTAAAACTCAAGAATAAGTTGCGTGTACTCCAGATTATCCGCGATCCACTTTGCTAAGTCTGCGTTAGCCACGCCTGGAATTTCAATGTCGGCAGCCTGCCCGCGACAGTGATCACTGGTCTTTGACCCTCCCACCGCGGCATTGACCTCTGGTGACCGGTATCCGGAGTTGACCTTAACGCCCTTAGCAAAATGGTCCCGGACGGGCTGCAACACGTTTTTACATAGAATTCCAAGGTTGCCAATCTCGGTCTCCCCAGGGGTGTTGTCCATGCCTCTACGCAAAGCCGTCTCCGACTTCACCATCTCGGCCAGACTAAAGTTCTTGGTCAGTTGAGTCATTTCATCAGATCCTTGATCTTCTGATCCTTCTCTTTGCTACCAGCAGAGCTGCCGAAGTAATACCCAAGCACCATGGTAACCGCAGACGTTAGCGCACCAAGCACGTAGATCATGATGTCTTTGGACTGCTCATTGACGTCCACAAAGATGATGATGGCGTACAGAATGAAGGTCAGGGAGACCGTTCCCAAGGCCAACACTGGGGTCACAATCTTGTTGAGTAGAGGCGCTGCTTCACTGGTGGCAATCTGCACTTCACGATCGCGGGCCGAATCCATTTCCTTAGCCATAAACTCCAGCTCGGCAAGCTGCCCCTTCTGAGCCATCTCCATGAGCTTAGCTTGGGCTTCTGCTTTAGCGGCAGGGTCCGGAATGACCTTGTCGAGTACCTTTTCTCCGATCGATAGCAGGGCGGCAATGGGCAGCATCACTTCCCCTTTCCGGTCGTAACTACGTCATCACCTTTCCGTACTATTACCCGTTCGCCATCTACCGTGACTGCCATAGGCTCGGCTTTGTCTGCCAGCTTGTCTAGCCGGTCGATGAGGGTCTTGATGACTTCAAACTCTGGGCGCTCTTGCTTTGGCGCAGTACCAGCGATGCCATTGAGCATAGAGATTAAGGCGGTCAGCGAGGCCCCTAGAAGGCCCATTACGGCGGCCATCTTGCTCTCGTCGAGGAATATGCTGGCAATGACGCCGATAACTACTATGGCAGTAATGTAAGGAAGACCATTTTTGCCAATCGCTTTACCAGCAACATCTTTGGCAGCGGCCTGGGCTTCTAACTTATCAAGTTCGATCCTGGCTTGCGCCTTTAGTAATTCGATATCGGTGTTCATAGCCAGCCTCTTTCATGGTTAAAGAGCAGTTTCCATCTCTTTCCACGAGGTCGTGGCCTCATCCCACGAGTACATCTTCGGGGGTTCACCTGTACCAGCGTCTTCAGGCATCGGAGTCGGTGCTTCCCACTGCGCTGTGTCATTGTTCAGCAGCCAAGATGCAAAAGGTTTGGGCGGGACAAATGCATCAATGTCAGCGTTGTAGGTGTACCCGATACCAGCGTAGTTCTTGCGAATGTTGCCGTTATACGAGGTCTGCTTCCAGGTGCCACCAAAGAGTTTCTCGCAGAACGCAGCGCCGATGTATTCTTTCTCCACACCGTTAGCGTCTGAAGTGTCTTTGTTAGCCACCACGATGACCTGAGTCACCACGTTATTACCATCAATCTGGGCGAAGTGCGCCATTTAGATCTCCTTTACCAAGTCCATGAAACGTATGAATAACGAATGCCCGATTTCACAGGCTTTACCTCATGCGGATACATGAAGTTACTGGGAAAAACCACTACCGCCCCAGCAGGCAGATGAATACGGTGGTCACCAAACATCATTAACTCACCGCCTTCATAATCATCATTTAAGGCACCCAATACCGTCAAGGTCGGCACCCCTTTACGCTGACCATCAAACATCGAATGAATGTGGTCACAATGCAGTTTCATCTGTGTAGTCGGGTCGTACCGGTTAAACCGAATGTTGGTATATCCATTCCAACCGCCAAACCAAGGCTCAAAACTAGCAAAGTCCTTCAATACATAGCGCTCGACGGCAAACCAGACCTGCTTATTAATCTCGGCCTTCTGCGGTATGTCGTCGTGGCTAATGGCTAGTTCATGGTCGTAACTGACAAACGAGTCAGTCCCCGCCTGATAAAAGGTGTGCTGTTGCCAGTTGATCTTGTCTAGGTTCTCTGAGGCCGACTTGCATAGATCCGCAGGTAGGTGGTTCTCATACACCTTGACATAGTCGATGAGGTTCTGCGGCGTCACAGGTGCAGCCCCGTCAATGATTCGTCATGCCCGAAGTTGCCAATGGGAAAGGTGTTAAACGACAGACTGATGCGTGTATCTTTGCCCTCTACGGTCTCAACCATGTGGGTCAGGTGCGAAGGGAAAATAAAGAGTCGGCCTGTGTAGGCTTCCATCCACCAAGACTCTGAGTTGTATGGATTCCAGTCTTCTGTCGGTGTCTTTAACTGTTGATAACCGTCTCTGTAAAAGTAAATCTTGTCTGTGTCTTTGTTCGCCTGGGGGTACAGAACACCACTGATAAATGAGTTAGGGTGAGCGTGTTTATGGTGAAACTGTCCAGGCTCAGTGTAGTTGCACCATGACTGCGTAATACGCAAGGTAGTCTCATTTTTGGGGGCGTAGACCGCTTTGAAATACTCGGCTATGGACTTTTCCACGAAGTCCTTCACACCCTTTAGTTCGGGGTTCTTTAGGATCGTGTTGTCAGCGCTGGTCGTATTGCCCATGTT